TGCAGACGTAAAACCTCAATGTCTTGCAGACGTAAAACCTCTTAGTGCTATGATGGATGTAATACAAGAAACATTTGCTAAGAAAGAAAGAAATTCTGATGCTATGCAGTCATTCGGGTTCAGGTTACAGAATCAGTTTTCAGTAAACAAAGCCTACAGAAGACCCAAAGAATTAGAATGGCTGGAATCATTACGTCAATATAAAGGACTCTATGATCCCGACGTAAAACTTGAAGCTAACGCATCTAAAGTTTACCCCAAAATTACCAGATCAAAAGTTAATATTGTCCTTTCTCGTCTTCATGAAATGCTTTTCCCTGCCCAGGATAAAAATTGGGAAATTGAACCGACTCCTGAACCTCGTATATCTAAAGAAATTGTTAAGAAGATTGCTTATTCTCTTGTTGAGTTATCTCAAAATCCTGCGGATGGCTATCCTGCGGATGGNTTAAAACCACCTCAACCTATTTTTCCTACCGCTGATGATCTCCAACTTGCAATTAAGAAATTTGCTAAAGCTACTTGTGAGAAGATGTCTACTGTAATTCATGATCAACTTACTGAAATGAAATATTCTGAGGAAACTAAAAAGGTTTTGAGGTCTGGACTTATGTATGGAACAGGGATAATGAAAGGCCCTATGATTGTTAATCGTACTAAGAGACGTTGGGAACCTACTACAAATGGAGACTATGAGGAACAAGTAAACGTAGAAGAGATCCCTGATCTTCAGTTTATTCGTATTTGGGACTGGTATCCTGATATGACTGTAGTTGATATAGACAAGATGACCGGTTCGTTTGAACGTCATATTATGAATAAGCATGACCTGAGACAACTCATGAAACGAACTGATTTCTATCCTGATATGATTGAGACTTTTCTTACTGAACATCCCGATGGTAATTATACTCCTCTAAATTGGGAAGTAGATCTTCAAGTTATNGAAATTGAGGCGGGAAGTGGTGTGGTTGGTTCTACTACTACTACTACTACTGGTTCCAACGACGATCGCAGCCGTTCTACAAACCGTCAATTGGGTAAAAAATATGAAGTTTTAGAATTCTGGGGATATGTAGATGGGAACGATCTTGAAGCTTGTGGTCTTGACGTTCCTGATGTAACCCTTGAGTATGCTGCAAATATCTGGCTGCTTGGTTATAAGCCAATTAAAGCCGTTCTTTTTTCAACTGCGCTTGATCAATATAAGATCTTCTACTATGAGAAAGATGAAACCAGTATTTTTGGTGAAAGTCTTGCTCGTGTTATGCGTCATTCTCAACTCGCAATTGCTGGAGCTGCTCGTATGGTGCTTGACAACGCCAGTTGTGCTGCGGGTCCACAAGTAGAAGTTAATAGATCTCTTCTAACTCCAGGCACTGACTTTACTTCTTTTTACCCTCGTAAACTCTGGTTTCGAGAGGGTAGGGGAATTGATGCTCAGTATCCCGCTCTTCGTGTTTATGGCATTGATTCTCATATTACAGAACTCTTATCCATTATAGAAGCTTTCAAACAGTTTGGCGATGAGGAAACTACTCTTCCTACCTGGATGATTGGGCAAATGGTTCATAACGAAACTGCTCAGGCTGCCTCTGGACGTATGAATACAGTTGCTATGTCTATTAAAGATGTTGTCAAAAATTTTGATGCTTTTACTGAGAAGATTATTGGTGATATTTATGCTTGGAATATGGAGTTTAATCCTCGTACTGACATTAAGGGTGATTTTAACGTTAAAGCTCGTGGTGTATCCAGCCTGGTAATGAAAGAGATTCGTATGCAGGCGCTTGCTCAACTTAAATCCGTTTTGCAACCGGAAGACTGGGATTATATTCCTCGTAGGGAGTTCTTACAGGAGGTATTTAAGAGTCATGATATTTCTATGATCTTATTGCCCGAGGAAGAGGTGGCTAAAATCAGGCAAGCAAGAGAACAATCTATACAAATGCAGTTAGCAATTGAGATGCAAAAAGCTGAAGTTGGATATAAACGAGCTCAAACTATGGCTCAGTTGTCCAAAGCAAAGGACAAAAACGTAGAGGCTATTATTAAGGCTCAAACGCCTATTGAAGGCGCCGGGACTACTGATTCTCGTCTTATTGAAGAGGAGATTGCTTTACAACAAACAGAAAGAGCAGGTAAAGAAGCTCAAATAAGACACGCAGAGGATCAACACGCTCTTGATATGCAGCATCAGAAGGAATCCCATCAGATGGAATTGGGAACAAAGATGGCAAAAACGGCTCACGAAATAGCCCTTAAACATAAAATGGCGGAACATGGAGCGGCAACAAAGGAAAAGGTAACTCCAAAAATTGTTAAGAAAGTTAGGTAGGGGGAGATATGTCCGATCAGCCTAAAGCTAAGTTAATTTTAAATCTTTACTGTTCTCAGTTTGACAATTCTATACGAAATCTCATTCAGCTTCTCGATGTTCTAATTGCTGAACTCCGTCTTGATAATGATACTGCTGACATAGATGGGGTAAGACGTAATCAGGGAGAAATTAAAGCGTATAATACACTTAGAGAGTTTATTTTGTATGGGTTGCCCTCTCCCTCTCCCTCTCCCTCTCCATGAAAAAATGTTGACATATTCGCAATAGTTTGTTATGGACAATTTAACCTACATCAGAACGATTACTAAACAGGAGGGAACTTCCGGTTTAGTTAATCACGTGATTCTTCGAAGGAATGATGTAATTGAACTTCTGAAGATGCTGGAAGGATTAAAAAAGCAACTTCAACCTTTATTAAAAAAGGAGAATGGTATGATGGTTTGAATNNGGCTTACACGGGTTCACGGTGGGAGCATCAATTGCCATAGTTTCTGTTAAATAGTTCTTGACATTTAACAACCTCGCATGTATTGTATTGTCCTTCCTGGGGCTACATGGTCTTGGCCTTGAGCCATAGAAGCCGCCTGCTTTAGCTGATGGAGTTAGTCACATTCACGTCTAAATCTTGAGAAGGATATAAGATTAAAGGCAACTCAGAGAAATTAAGTTTTTCAGTTGCCTTTTTTATTTCACTAAAAGGAGTAATGGTTTATGGCGGATAAAGCATCTAATAACAGAGAGGCGCTGGAGACTGAACAGGAAGATATTTACAGTAATACATGGGATGAAGCTAACAAGAAAATTGGCGGCATGAAGCAAACTAACTTATCAACAGCAGATAATCCGGCTAATGTAAAAGATGGAGAAATAGTTCCAGTAACTCCAGAACCTCCTATTGTAAAAGCAACTTTACCTCCAGCAGCAACTGCTTCAATACCTACTGAAATACCTACTGAAATACCTACTGAAATACCTACTTCACCTGATTCTTCTCTTCAGCAACCTAGTGAGTCTGATGAGAAGTTTGAACAGCGATATAAGACTCTTCAAGGTATCCATAAACATGACCGTGAGGTTTGGGAAACAGAACGTGCGGCGCTTCTTTTGCAACTTGAAGAGAGTAAGAAACCTGAGATTCCAACTCAAACATCTTCTGTTGCTGCTGAAGCCTTTGTTGACTCTCTTACTGATGAACAGAAGGAGCAATTAAAGGAATATGAGCAGGATTTTGATGTGGTTTCCAGGATGGAAGGAATTAAACGAAGTATGGAGCTGGCGAAGCTACGTAAGGAGATTGCTGATTGGAAGACAGAAGTTACTAATCAACTTACTGAACAGGCAACCCAGTTTACTTCCCAAATTGCCCCAGCTATTGCATTAGCAGAGGAAAGTGATGAGGAAGCCCATTTTGATTTGATTCGGAATGGTTATGAACTGGAAAATGGAACTTTTGTTCCAGGTCATAATGATTTTGAGAAGTATCGTGATGATGGTTCTCTTCTGGCTTGGATTGAATCTAAGCCGAAATATCTTCAGTCGTCTCTCAGGGAAACTTATTCCAAGGGTACGGCGACGGATGTGATAGACCTTATCTCGGACTTCAAACGTGAGAATAACATACCCTTAACCTTTCAAACTTTAGCTTCTCAAACCACGCCTGATAATATTGTTCCGTTGACTTCTGCTAAGGCAGCTCGAAAACAAGCTCTTACAACTGTAACTACTCGGCGTGGAGCTGTTAATACTGGAGGCGCCTTTGCCGGTGATTATGAGTCTGCGTGGGATGAAGCTAATGCAAAACAAGGAGGATAAAATATGGCAATGACAGTAAATGGAGATATCTCTCCTAGAACAGCTGCTTATGTCCAGGTAGACTTGCTTAAACGAGCAATGCCTTATCTATGTCTGGAAAAGTTCGGGCAAGCTCGCTCACTTCCCAGTAACAAGACAATGTCTACAGTCTTTAGGCGTTACAACTCTCTTGGGCTTCGGCTTACCCCTTTGACCGAAGGAGTTACCCCGGCCTCTGAGAAACTGACTGCGACAGACATTTCCGCAACTTTATCGCAATACGGTAAACATACCTGCCGTATTAAAACTTTCTTTAATTAACGGGGAATCCTAAACATGGAGCAGCATGTATTAAAATAAAAGATTTTAAGAAGAAAACTAATTATGTCTATTCCATGCAAGGCAATCCGAGGCAAGCGACTCTTGCATATATTGCCGGGATTATTGATGGAGAAGGAACAATTAGGATTCATAAATCGAAACCATACATTAAAACAAGCATAAGAATTGTTCGTATGCTGCTGGAATTAGTATTGGTATGGTTGAGAAAAGAATTCCTATTCTTCTTCAAGAAGTCTTCGGTGGTAGTGTTTTGAAGAGTGCGTTCCCGAAAAAGGTCAATATGGAGATGGCAAGTTTCAGGAAGATTATCTGTTTATAAGATACTTGAAGAACTTGCGCCATACTTGATTCTTAAACAAGAACATGCTTATACAGTTATGGAGTTTTGTGAAGATTGGCATACTCCTTTTAGCAGGCAGCAAGGCTTAAGTTCTTGGGAACTACAACGACGTGAGGATGCGTATCAAAGATTACGTAAGCTCAATGCCGTTGGAGCAGCCGCAACGACTAAACAAGAGAGCACCCGAGAGGGTGATGTGATAGTCTGAACTTATGAAAAATCATAAGAGGGGAATCCGAAGAGTTTCCCCCGCCATGTAAAGTGGTCAGTAGGCGAAGGCCGAAAGTAACAGAAAGTGGGGTTGGTAGAAATTACAGATGTTATTCAGGATACCCATGAAGATCCCGTACTTCAGGAAGCTATTGCAGTTTCCGGTGAGCAGGCGGCAAGGACAGTTGAGACTCTTAGATATAATGTATTAAAGGCGTGTCTTAACGTATTCTATACTAACTCTGTAGCCGGACGTGCTAATGTCGAAGCTGTTATTACTCGTGCAGATCAAAGAAGAATCGTCCGTGCTCTTGAACGCCAGGAAGCTCAGTTCATAACCTCGATTGTAAAATCTACCCCGTCTTTCAATACGGAATCTATCTTACCTGCTTATGTTGGTATAACCCATGTGGATATGACCAGTGATATTCGTGGTCTGACGGGGTTTACTTCCGTAGCGGATTACGGAAAGATTAGTGCATGGGAGACTGAGATTGGCGCTTGTGAGGATTGTAGGTACATTAAGTCCACTATCTTTACGCCTTATGCAGATGCCGGATCAATAACTACTTCAGGCAAAATTACAACTGCCGGTACTGCTTGTGATGTCTATCCCGTTATGTACTTTGGGAAAGATGCTTATGGGATGATAGCATTGAAAGGTAAGTATGCTATTACCCCTATAGTTATTAACCCCGTACCTAGTAAGTCTGATCCATTAGGGCAGAGAGGTTCGGTAGCATGGAAAACTATGCAGACTACCGTAATCTTGAATGATGCGTGGATGTCTGTCCTTGAGGCGGCTGCATCTGAGTAAAATTTTCTCTTGATATTTAGCTGGTTAGTCCTGCGAAAAACTTAAATGTTAAGGACTATAAAAGTAACTGAATTCAAGGGGAGTGAAAGACTTTGTAACCTGATCATCCCAGCCAGGTTGCCTTTTCATCTCATTAGTCTGGGACTACACTACTCTAAGTCCTACTTAGGGCTTAAAATTTTGCCTGAGTGCTTGGAGTTAAATTTAGGAGGATAACATGGCTTATAAAAGATTTGACGATCCGAATCCCAAAGTAGATCAGTCTGGAAGAAAGATTTATGCAATTCCATCTGAGGTGGTAAGGCTGGCCTTGCAAAGTATTTCGAACCGAGTGATTGGTGGAAGTAATGGTACGCAGGGTCCTCTTATCGTAGCTGGTTGCGGTGATGGCGGAACAGGTGGATGTAAAATTGCTAATGCGCTTACAGTAGTTATTAATGGCGTACAAAATTCCGTTATTGCTCAGGATAACCTTAGGATGCCTGCCGGCACTCAGGGGAAAAACACTGTAGCTAAGTATCTTATTTCCACTGGCGCTGGTACGTCCGGTACTGTTACCGGCCCTGGTAATGTAGTTAGTAAAGCCGACTATACTACAATTGCGTCGGCAGAAGCAGCGGCAAAGCTTCCAGATCTTCCCGATAGTCACTGTGCTCTAGGTTATCTAACGCTTAATGCACCGACGTTGCTTGATGTAGTTATGAATGCGGCAGCGTTTGGTGGAACTCAGGGAACTTCGGCATATACAGATTTAGTGTGTATGCCGTATGATGCTTAACCTGGTTTTTCATTACATGGGAGTGAGAATGACTTTCCCTTTTAACTCTATGCTTCCTCCCATTTAAATATTCTTACTCCCATAGTCCTACGGACGGTCAAAACCTACTAAAATTTGGAGGAATATATGGCAAGCAAATCAGATCGAGAAAGACATCCCCAGAAGTATTTTATGAATCCATCTGGTCACGTACGTGATCGTATTATTATCCATGAGTCTCTAGACATTCCTAAAGAAGGGATATTTATTTCTCTTAATGGTTATCCTTTTCTGGCTAAGCCTGGAGAACCTATTGATCTTCCTCGTCCCGTTCGCCTTATGCTGGATACTAGAATAAAGACAGAAACGATTCAGGATGAAGATGGTAAGGACTACAGTCGTGATATACCCAGAATTACTTATACGCTGGTAAAAGAAGGGGTAAATCTTCCTGGTCCTACGGACGGTCAAAAACCTATTGCAATTGCTGTTTCAAAAGCTCCAGAACCGGCACTTTAACCTGCTCTGTTTTGGGATGGCTCTGTCCTGGGACGGCTTAGATAGGAAGAGGAGATAATAGATGACTGGACAGGAATTGGTTACTCATTTGCGTGAAAGTATTCTGAATGACGTAGAAATTCCTTACTTATGGAAAGATTCGGAACTTCTGCGTTACCTGAACTATGCTGAGGTTCAAGCATGTCGTCGTGCTCTTCTTATTATTGACGGTACGACAGAAAATGATTGGGGAACAAGTGGGACTCAAGGTACTTTAGGGCAGAAACCTCTTTGTACACTTTCTATAATTGCCAATCAGGCAACCTACGATCTTTCTCCTAAAATCCTCCAAATTAAGCGATGTCAGCTTAAGTCTATGACCTACCCACTTGCTGGTCCTATATCTTATCCTGAATTAGACGATCTTATGTCGGGATGGATAGGTACTTCAGGAACAGTAGGCACAGCAGGTTCTGGTGGATATCCGACTTATTTTCTTTCAGAACCCGGTAATACCATAACCTTTATCAAAGCTCCTTCCATAGATGATACTGCCTCTCTTGTTGTTTCCCGTATTCCTCTTATTCCTTTTACTCTTTTAACGTCACCGGAGATTGCAGAAAGACATCATGAAGGGCTTATGGACTGGGCAGCGCATCTTGCTTATATGAAGGCTGATTCTGATGCCTTAAACTTAGACTTGGCCAAATTGTATGAAAATAGATTTATTCAGCAGTTTGGCCCTTTACCGGATGCCTATTCAGAACGAATGCGTAAGATTTTTTCTCAGCAAGGACGTATGAGGTCAAGGGTCTTCGGGTCTTAGTCCTGCGGACGGCTTAGTTTGAGGATAGTTCTAACCTTGCTGTATTACATATTTCCCTCATGTAGTAGGAGAGTTAGATATGGCATTCAAACGATTCTCTTTAATCAGGGGTGATTCGGATAATTATGGTGTGATATTTAAACGAAAAGACGGTACTTTATAAAACGATTCTCTTTAATCAGGGGTGATTCGGACAATTATGGTGTGATCTTTAAACGAAAAGACGGTACTTTATATAATATCAAAAACTGGACAGTCTTTTTCACCTTAAAGAAGAAT